GGTTCTGTGGTTACGCACATTACCCCTAACACATCAGCGTAAATGACTGAGTGTATCGTAGGTTTTGGCGGACTACTGTATTAAGTAACCAGTAGGCGAAGGCGGAGTGTTGTCTTGGCACCTTGCTTGTAAACAAGCGGCAACTCTTCTATGCTAAAGATTTGCTGTAGGAAGCGGAGTTTCTTCCAGTTGAGGAGATTGGGACCATGTCTGCAATCATAACCTGTTTGGAAATAATCGAAGAACCTGGTGAAGGTTGAGTCTCCAAAACCTCCAGATAATCCTAAACCTAGTAAACGTTGAAAGGAATCGAACGGTATCCTAGAGTAGGTTTCTCCATAAGCGGCAAGCATCATCCATTCCTGGGTGGACCTAGTGGGCCGAAGCCCCGTCCAGCGGGTTCCAGAAACATGCATTTCAGAGGGCGAGCCAGCAACGCACGACTTGTCTGTGTTAATCGTCATTCCAAAGAATTCCTTGAAGAATCCAGCGGCACGAAGAATAATGTCGGAAGCGTAGTCTTCGTAAACATGGAAAGCTGAATCATCTCCATTCGTTCTGAGATTGGAAATCGGAATGCTGCAGTAAAGAGAGAAAGTCTTAATTAAGATTCTGCAGATGATTGAGTCGATCAAGTTCGTGAAGTGGGAACCAGAGGGCACACCAGTATGCTTGTTGACACATCGACCATTCGGGAGAAGAATGGGTGTATGTATGAAGTATTCAACAATATTTGACCAGGCGTGTTCTAGTCTTTCAGTTTTTCCGGGACCAAATGTCTGTAAACCATTCGTATCGTCATAATACCCAGAAAAGTAGACATTCTGCTTGAGAACGTCAAAGGCATCTCTTATCAACCAATTGCACCGTAAAGTGTCAAAGGACTTGAAATCGAGACCAACACCGAGACGACCTGTATCCTCTGAAAGGAGCGACAGGTAGCGTTGGATCCGGTGTTTAGTATCTACGCCGGTGATTAAATATTCTGATTTCTCAGAAAAGAGACCATCGATGAGAGGCTGAGCGAAAACAGCTTCAACGGCAGTCATGGCGGCGGGATACATCCAGACCAAACGTGTCTTTGGTTCGGTGATGTCGGCAAGACCTCCACGTGTTGCAGGAGTACAAGGCAGCAAGGGTACTCTCCACAAAGGAAGGCGCTTTAGCAGATGGAAATGGCTTCGACCTTCTTGGCGGATTTGATCCAGAATGTCACCTTTGCGGGTGAAATGTGGAAATCCTGAAGAAGTATTCTTCACAAGATCGACGTCCAGAATCCAATGCGGAACAACAGGATCACGAAGTTTGAACTCTTTCATAACGTCTGAGAGTGCGGCATCGTAACAGGCTTTGAAACGCGGATTGTCAACAGGAGCCAAAGGTGATTTGTCATATCGTGTAAGACGTTCGTAAACATCCCACTCGTCACCAGGGGCACGCGTGTAGCCTTTGATGGAATCGTGAAGTTCCGGGCTAAAACTCTTTAAAGCTGCGTTAACGTACGGGTCGTACAGTTGTGTCTGTCGTAGAATACCACGTTTGTAACCGGGAAACCGTTTCGCATCTGTGATGTAGCGAAAAACATTGTTCCAGGGCGTGGGAGGGACAGCAGTCGCAGCAAGTTCGTCAGCACTAAGTTTGAAAGAACCGAAGTTTTCAAATGAGTTCATTTAGTACCGGGATGAGGTGCGATAGACAACGGGGTCTATAAC